AAATTAGGTATCAATGGAAAAGTAATTGCAGTTCATGCTGTTAACAACAGTGATATTCTTAACGATTCTGGTGTAGAAGATGAAACAGTGGGACAACAATTTTTAGAAAGATTACATGGCTGGCCCGCATCGATGTGGATTCAAACTTCCTACAATACTCAAGGTGGAGTCCATAACTTAGGTGGCACTCCTTTACGTGGAAATTATGCTGGCCTAGACCAAATTTATGATGAAGATAATAATATTTTCAGAACAAAGCAACCTTATGCAAGTTGGACTTTAAATACGACAACTGCATCATGGGAACCCCCAACCCCTAGACCAGATGGGAAATATCCGTGGAACGATGGGAAATATACGTGGAACGAATCTACTAAAGCTTGGGACGCAGTCGTAGAAGCTTAATCTTTACAAATTTCCTATATTTCTGTATACAAGCAATAGGTATGCAAAAGAAAGTATTAAGTGAAATAGACCTTTATATCGATACAGTTCACGTTATTACAATTGACCGTGCTAAAATCAAAAATGATATTCTTAATAGCTTTGCTTTCGGCAAGCGTCTAAGTAAAAATAAAAAAGATTATTCTTATCAGGATTTTGAGGCTCCTTTCTCAAAACCTTTACAATGGTTAAAAGACTATCTTAGAGATCACTTCAAAGTAGATTATTATAGAACTTTAATTGGTCAAAAAGAATGGGGAAATATTTATAAGCCCCTTGAATCCTCTATTTCTAGAAATCAAGTTGATTTAATTGATTTAAAAAATTCTCCCGACTATACCTGTCTTTATGGACTAGATGTAACTAAAGATTCCTGTGAATTAGTTATTGAATATAATGATAATCGTCGCGCTAATCGAACTTGGCATATTCCTTTAAAAGATAATCAATTTATTATCTTTCCTTCAACGCAACGTTATTTTATATCTCAGAATAAAAGTAAACAAATGAATGTTTTTTTAACTATGACTTATCAGTATACCTAATGAACCTGCAATATTATTATTGGTATTTTAAATCGGCGATTCCTCCAAGAATTTGCGATGACATTGTTAAATATGGATTAAAGCATCAAGAAGATATGGCGATTACAGGTGGAATGGGACGTGGCAGGGATTTAAAAAAACAACCTTTGAATAAAAAAGAAATTAAAGATTTAAAAAAGAAAAGGGATTCTAGTATTGTGTGGATGCCTGATCGTTGGATTTACAGGGAAGTACAACCTTATGTCAATCAAGCTAATAAAAAAGCAGGATGGAATTTTAACTGGGATTGGTCAGAGTCTTGTCAATTTACCAAGTATAAACCAGGTCAATATTATGATTGGCACTGTGATAGTTGGGATGGGGCGTATACTGTAAAAGGTCCAACACAGGGCAAAATAAGAAAGCTTTCAGTTACCGTTTCTTTATCTGATGAAAAAGATTATACAGGTGGAGAATTGGAATTTCAATTTAGAAATGTGGACAATCCTAAAGTTAGCAGGGTGTGTAAAGAGATTCTTCCTAAAGGTTCTGTAGTTGTTTTTCCTAGTTTTGTATGGCATAGAGTTAAACCCGTAACGAAAGGAGTGAGGTATTCATTAGTAGTTTGGAATTTAGGATACCCTTTTAAATGAGTCAATTTAATGCCAGTGTATATTTTGGAACTCCTGTGTGGACGAATGAAGTTTCTGAATTTATACAACCCATTAATAAGTTAGCTGATAAGTATATTAAAAAGGCAAAGAAAAATCTTCAACCAGCTATAAAAGACAGAAATAAACTTTATAAAAGAAACCTGGGGGATTTTGGGTTATCCAATCACTCGGTTTCCATTAATACTGATCCTGAAGCTAAAACATTTACAGAGTATTGCGGTAATCGAAGTTACGAATTTTTAGATTGGTGCGGTTTTGATTTAAAAAATCATAGTCTGCACTATACTGAAATGTGGGTACAGGAATTTTCCAGCAAAGGCGCAGGACATCATGATACCCATGTGCATTGGAACCAACATGTTACAGGTTTTTATTTTTTAAAAGCCAGTGAAAAAACATCGATGCCTGTGTTGCATGATCCAAGACCAGGAGCCATGATGACCAAACTTCCTCAAAAAGATGGAACTAAAATTACTCATGCCAATGAATCACTCCATTATAAAGTTAAACCAGGTACCATGGTAATTATTCCAGGCTATACTCCCCATCAATATCCAGTGGATATGGGAGTCGAACCTTTTAGATTTGTTCATTGGAATATTCAATGTGTACCTCAATCGATATCGAATGCAACCAGTACTCCCCGAACATAAATATCATCACTTCGGACCTTACCTGGCAGAGATGCCAGTGGATCCTACCTACTGTGCTAAACTTTTAAAGCTAGGAAAGAAATTAAAAAAATCTCATCGATCTAATTTAGCAGGACAAATTCATCATGAATATATTTATCCTATAGAAACAGAACCGTGGATTTTTAATGAATTTCAAATTTATATTAATACTTGGATCGAGGGATGGAAACAATTTTCTAATAGAAGTGCCTTTAATCCCAAGTATCAACTGACTCAGATGTGGATTAATCGAATGAAAGCAAAAGAATATAACCCTGTTCACGTGCATACTAATTGTGCGCTATCTTTTGTGTTATGGCTAGAAGTGCCTCAGCAAATTCTTAAGGAGGCTAAAAAAAATGAAACTAATGCAGCCAATCCTGGTGACACGTGTTTTCTTTATGGGGAAGATAAAGGGAATGTGATATCGGAAAAACGATTTGTTCCAAAGGTTAATACTTTAGTAATGTTTCCTGGAGATTTAAGGCATCACGTTATGCACTTTAATTCAAAGGTCACAAGAACTTCTGTGGCAGGAAATATTAAATTTATATGAATCATTATTTTTTTCAACAAAATATTTTTGAAGATTCTTTAGCTATCAATCCTTTATTCTTTAAAAAGGTTAAAAAAGTTAAACTTCAAAAACATAAAGAAGTTCAAACTTCGTTTTGGCAAACCTTAGACCCGAACTTAATAAATGAAACTACCGAATATCTTAATTCACATTTTTTAAATATAGCTAAAGAGTTAGGAAAAAAAAGCTATAAAATAGAAAGCATGTGGATTCAAAAATATGGTATCGGCGACTATCATAATTTACATTTGCATGAAAAAGATAAAAACTCTTATTCATTTATTTTATATATTGATGGTTCTTCTCGATCAGGTACGACTAGATTTTTTAATCTAGGTTATCCTTATATCTTTTTATACGAACTAGAAATTAAACCTCAAAAAGGAAAATGTGTTGTTTTTTTAGGATGTCTTCCGCATGAATCAACACCTTCTAAAGATAATAAAAAAACAATAATAAGTGGAAACATTAAATTTGTATGACCTTTAAAAGAAAAAAATATTTAATTATTCGAAATGTCATAACAAAAGACATGGCTAATTTTATCTTTGGTTATTTTATGATGAAGCGTAGGGTGGTTAAACAGTTTCTCGATGATCGTTATATTTCCCCTTTCGAAGAAGGATGGGGAACTTGGACGGACAAACAAATACCCAATACTTATTCCCATTATGCGGACTTGGTCATGGAAGCTCTTCTAGAAAAAGTGAGACCTAGAATGGAAAAAGAAACAAAACTTAAACTGATTCCCACTTACTCTTATGCCAGAATTTATAAAAAGGGAGATATTTTAAAAAGACACAAGGATCGCTTTAGCTGTGAAATATCTACTACTCTGTTTTTAGGAGGAGACCCGTGGGATATCTATTTAGAACCCCATAAAAATGTAGGCAAACCACCTGAGGGTCCTTATGTTCCTACGATTAATAAGGGGATTAAAGTGACTCTTAAGCCAGGGGATATGCTGATTTATTCGGGATGTGAACTAGAACATTGGAGAGAAGCTTTTCAAGGAAACAATTGCGTTCAGGTCTTTCTTCATTATAATCAAATTAATTCACCTGGAGCTATCGAAAATAGATTTGATAAGAGACCGTTTTTAGGACTTCCTTCCTGGTTTAAAAAATGATACTAGTAAAAAGGGAGTGTTCAGACTCCACCAATCACCCTGGACACTCTCTTTTTAGGAATTTTATATGTTAGGTTTATCAGCATTTGCAGAGACAACTTTTGGAGCTACTGTAGCTCACCAAGGAGTTGTAGTTCTTGTTACGGGCAGCGGAGTTACTACTTC